TCAGGACTTAAACCGGCACTATGACGAATACTTTTCGCCGATCTTCGCCTCGTTATAATTCTGCTCCGATACCCGGAATGTCACCCGCTCCCCGGAATGTTTCTCGACTGTGATGTAGTACGCATCGATAGTAACTCTGACGCTCCCGTCAGCGTTCGTGTGTCTCACTCCCGGTATCCGTTCCTTGCCTGTCACCGTTCCTCTGTGAGCGATCGCCGGAACGATCCACAGTAACGCTATCACGATTGCGATTATCCCAAGTATCAGGAGGGGCTTGTATTTCTCTGTTTCCATCGATTGCCTCCTTCACTCCTCGTCTTCCCACGATGCAACAATGAAAAACGCAAAAATCGTTGCTATTACCCCTGCCACAAATCCACCTATGAAAACCATTATTCCTCGCCTCCTATCAGTTCGAGGGCTTCTTTTTCATGCACCCACTGAGTGCATTCTTCTGCTGTGAACGGGCATTCGGAGCAGGCCATTGAGCCGCATTCTGTGTTGAACGTTTCGGCGATGAAATGTATATCTGCACACGCTAAAAGGAGCAGTCTCTTGTACTCCTTCGCCCGTGCCTCTAACTCCTCGCATCTCTGCTCTAAGTATCCGATACCGAGTGAGGCATCGTTGTACGCCCCGCCGAGTTCTTCCTTCTCTTCTGTGAGCTTTCGGTTCTCTGCCTCATATCGGTCTATTGTTGCCTGCATCTCCCTGAGCTTGCAGCGAAGCTCCGGCTCTGTGTAGTATACTCCGTCAATTGTCATAAGCTCTCAAACCTCTCTTTCAGGAATCTCAAATCTTTCTTGATTTGTGTTATTACCAGTTCTTGGAAAACATCTTCTGTGAGGTAAACTTCGCCGCCGTCATACCTTGCAATAATCTCTCCTCTTTCGGCATACTGTAACCGCCTTTCATATTCCTTTATGTCCTGTAGTAATCGCTGTCCTCGTTCTAACTGTTCAACTGTCATTGTCCTCGCCTCCTATCAGTTTTAAAGCATCGGCTTCATGTTTCCACTTGCACCATAAATCACCATTGATATCAAGAGGACAGTCGCCACAGCCTTCACAGTTTCGCATTATGCAACTCCCGTCAGCATCTTGTGTGTTTTCGTTTACCCACCGCATATCCTCAACCGCCGCTTTAAGAAGCCGTTTGTACTCCTCTTTCTGCTCTCTCATCTCGTTGTTCTCTGCCTTGTACTCCCGGAGAAGAGTGAGGGCTGATTTCAGATCTTCGACCTTTATCATCCCGACTGTCAGGCGCAGTTCTTTCAGTTCTCTGAGCCACGCTGCAATCTGTCGGTGTTCCGCTGCGCTCTTGCTTATCCGCTCTTTAGCATGGTTGGACGGGCTGAGTTCTGCGCTCTTTTCCTGCCCTTCGGCTATTCTCTCTGCCTGTGCTATCGCTTCGTCAATCGTCATTTTCAGCCCTCCTGTTCCATGCTACTTTTGCCTCTTTGATTGTATCGTAGTATCCTCCGCTTGCGCCGCATCCGTCCTCATGCATATCACAAACTACCTGATACTGATATCCATTAACTCTGCCCTCCCAGAATGTAGGTTCTTTAAGAACGACTGTTACTTCCTTTCCGCAGAACGGACACGGTTTTAACTTAGTCTCCATCATGCTCACCTCTCGCTATCTCGTTCTCGATCTTGGCTCGTAACTCCCCGCATCCGTCACACAGACGGCCTGTCCACCTTTCGTATCTTAACATTGTGTTCTTCTCTGTGAGCTTGCACCCACAGTCTACGCATCTATCATCCATTCTTCTTTTCCTCCTTCTTTAATCTATCGTTTTCAGCCTGTAACTCTCTGTTCCTTGTCTCGTAAAAGTTATGCCAGTACCAGTCATAAACCATCACTTCGTCCTGCATCGTATGATACAGATTGTCAAAGTTGATAGCCTCCCCGAAGAGCAGGCTTCTCAACGTTTCAAATCTGTTTGCAAGGTTCATGAAGTATTCCTCGTTGAATCCTTCCTGCGACAACTTATCAAGGAGCGACCTGCTTGCATTGAAGATATAATCGGTGTAGTAATCGTCCGACAGTTTATACAGCGTTTCTATAAGCTGATTGAGCCTTTTCAGAAGCATCACTACCTCTGCCGGAGAGTTGACCTCTGCAATTAGGCCGTTCATTTCCGACTGCCTGTACTTTTCACTGAGCCTCTCGTTTGCTCTGTTTCCTGTGCTCCCTGCCTGCTCCATTTTATCGATGTTCATACCATATACCCCGCTTTCTCGATCGCCTCTGACATACTCCTTGCCTTTACGAGCGTAACCTTTCCACAGCTCCGGCAGCATACCGAGTAAAACTGTTCTTCGTGATAGGCGGCTGTGATATCGCCATAACACGTATCGCAGAACAATCCCGTGCGATTCCGGCTGTTCGGCTTAGCTGCTATATCCATGCAGTACTTGTATGCAAGCCTCACGTCTTTATCGTACATCGTCCTGTTCCTCCTCCGGCAGTTCCTTAACCGCCTCCGCTATATCGTCAAGTGCCATTTCATATCCTCCGATACTCGACAGCGTTTTCATGTCTCCGGCTGCTGATATCCGGGCGTCATTCAGATATCTTCCCTTGGCCTCGATTATGTGCAGTACATCTTCCTTCTTTATCATTGTTTACCTCCTTCTCGCTTAGAATTTTTCGTTCGTCTTAAAAGCGCTCACAAATTCTGCGTTGTCTTTCACATTTCTTTCTGCCGGAATGCGGCCATTACACCACAAGTTATTTGTTTCAATCACATTTCCTGTATCCTTGAATCTTATTGTGAATTTTCGGCCTGCGCAACCTAAGAGATAAGCTCTCGTTTCGTTTGGACAATTGCCACCATCGTGATAACATTCACCATCAATTATGATTGCTTTATCGTCTAACGCCCTATTCCAGAAGTCAATGGTAAAACATTCTTTCGAGCACAGGTGACAACTATCAAAATATGGTGAATCCTTGTATTCCTTCCCACATATTTTACATTTATTCATTTCTTTTTCTCCTTAAAATCCGGCCTTTTTTGGCCTCCTATTCCGGGCAGGGTAGATATACCACCCGTGCCCGGATCTTCGATTTGTGCGCCGTTTTATTCGCCGTCTGCGCCCTTTATGACCTGCTCCCGGCAGTGAGGGCAGTATCTATACTCGCACTGGCCGCCTGCGGTCTTTTTGAAGGCCTGATATACGGCCTGTCCGCAATAAGGGCACATCCATATCTGTGATTTCTCCCGTTCAGGAAACGCCTTTATCCACCCGTTCATACCCGGTGCTCCTTTCAAATCTTTTCTTCGTTAATTACCACTTCCACCCTCGGTTCGATGCCGTACCGTTTACTCACCGCGAGTACGCACACCTGTGAATCGTCATAGAAGGCGACGCCGTTCAATGCGTCAAGAATAGCTTTTGCGACGTTGTCACAGTCTGGTTTCTTGGTGTGTAGTAATAAGCCCTCGATCATAGCCTCGCGTTTCTTCTTACTCACTGACTTCGGTATCGGAAAATAAGCCCTGATCCTTACCCGGAGCTGTGTGTCCTTGTCGTATATCTGCCCGGCACACTGTTGCTGGTACGACAGCCGGACTAAGTTTTCATAGTTCACCGTCTTGGCCGGTGTGTAGGCGGCCACATTACCGTTGAACGTGGAAAACTTCGGCCTGCCTTTTCCAACCGGTGTGCCGAACACTGTGAATTCGACCACTTCTATCACCTCTTTCGGTAGTTTCTCGAATCTTCGTTTTTGATATTGAGCGAGAATTTCCCGCAGCGTTCCTTGATCCTGCCGTGGAGCGCCTTGTCGAGCGTTTCGATATCGCCGAGCTGATACTCGGAGGAGAATATCGTCGGCTTCTGCGTATTGTATCGCCTGTTGACGATATCAAACGCAATTTCAAGCGCCGAGGCCTGCTTCGTTCCGTCCATGCCCTTCAAAAAGTCGTCGATGATAAGCACCTCGACCTCCGCGAGCTCCCGGATAAGCTCGTTATATTCCTCGTACTTATACCGGAGGGATTCGGCCTTGTGGAATATGTCTCGCCAGAGAACATACTTGACTATCTTTCCCTGCTGCAAGATTCGTGTAGCCGCTGCAGTGCAGATATGTGACTTACCTGCTCCGGACATTCCACCGATATACAGCCAAGGCAGCTCTTTCTGCTGGGTATAGAGGAGCGCGCCTTCTTTCACCCGGCGCTGCCAGTCCTCCTTTACCTCGTACCCCTCGAAGGTGTACTTATCGAGCATTTCTCCGAAGCCGCTGTTTTGCGCGTTTTTTATCTGAGTTTTGATACCGCTGCAGGAGCAGGGCTTTAAGGCGAAGTCCCCGGCGTAATTGATCGTTGCAAAATATCCCCTGTTACCGCAGGCCGGGCAGCTATACCCGTTCTGCGGCTCTTTCTTAATGCTGTTATACGTCTTCACCTGCCATGCAAGGAACTCGTTTTCCGTCCAGTCGCCGGGATCTTTCGTGAATCCCGGCGTTGCAGCTCCTTCCGGCCTTAAACTCTCAATGATCGCTGTAAACGGGTTTGTGCCCATAATCTATCTTCACTCCTTATCGCTTATACAAGCCTGCTCCCGTCGGTGTCAAGCTCGTATCCTTCCTCGTCGTATCTAAGCGGGATCGGTCTCTGTGATGTAGGCAGAGTGTAATCGTCTGTCCACCCTCGCTGATTAAACCATGTCGCGCCATGCTTGATATACTTAGTGTCCGTTCGGTTAGCCCTGATATACTCGAGGTATCTGTTAAGGCCGTCGATCACCTCTTCTTTCGTCGTTCCTTCTTTCCGCGCTTTGATATATGATCTTTCTGCATTCGGTTTTCCAATTTTACGTGGATATGATTTCCAAATCGCTTCAAATTCGGCGTGAAAATCGATCGATATATTATTATTACCTATACTTACCTTACCTAACCTAACCTGTGTCTCCAAACTGGATACATCGTGTATACATTCTGTATCCACTCTGTCAGCGGCCAGCATATACTCACCGTTTTCGCCGGGTACAATCTGTGCCCTTTCGGCAGTATAAACCGTTTTCTTGAACCGGTCTTTTTGGATGTAGTTGTGAATGCGCCAGTGCTTAATCACAACGATCCCGCTGTCGAATGGAAGAATGAACTGCTTTGCGATCAAAAGCCTGAGGCTATCTTCGTCCGCGCCTATCATCCTGACTATCTTCTTGGGATTATTTACGAAGCCCTCGTCGTCGGCGCGCATGGATAAGTGAAAGTATAAAGCCTGCGTTGAAAGCGGCATATCAAGGAACATATCGCTATCAATCAGCGTTTTCGCAAACATTCTGCGCTCTGCCATTGTCTATTGCCTCCTTAGAACGGCACGTCGCCGTCTGAAAGTATCTCCTCGAACTCGCTGTCGTTGCTATACGACATCTGCTGCGTTGCAACACCCGCGCTCTGTGCCGCCTGTACGGCCTTCTGTGCCGCCGAAGCGGGAGCGGCAGTATAGCTGCCGCCTCCGTTATTCTCGGCCTTAGAGCCGCAGAATTCGGCGTTGTCGACGTACACGTCCGTTGTATAGTGCGTTACGTCGGCGTGCGTTCTATCCTGATAGCTGCCCGTCCGGAGCGATCCTTCCACCGCGATCATGCTGCCTTTTGAAAAATACCGGCTTATAAATTCGGCCGTCTGCCGCCAAGCCGTGCAGTTTATGAAATCGGCCTCGTATTCGCCCCGGTCGTTTTTATAGCGGCGATTGACCGCAATCCTGAACCGGCAGGCGCTAATCCCGCTCTGTGTCTGCCTGAGCTCGGGATCTGCCACGAGCCTGCCAATAAGTACCACCTTGTTCATTCTATCGTCTCCTTATCCGAGCAGGTCTGCGAACTCGTTGTTTGATGTAGCCGGGGAATTCTCCACCTGAGGTGCAGCCTCCGGCTCGGGCTGCGGAGCAGGCGCTTCGATAATCTCAGGCTCAGTTCCCTGCGCCGGCGCGTCGATGTAATCCACTGTACCGTTGTCGTTAATCACGCCCATATCGCTCTCGATAGCTTTCTGCATCTCGATGCTCATGATTCCCCACTTACTGATGATCTGCCTCAGCATGGTCTTGCAGGCCATAGCGTCAAAGTCCTTTTCCCAGAAAGTATAGCCCTTCTTTGCTTTGTATCCCATGCTGTACTTTTCGGCGTGGCTTTCCATCTTCGCCCTGCTCCAATACATGGCCTTCTTGAATCCGTTGGTATACTCGAACATGGCGTAATATCCGATTGTCGGAGCGTTTTCTCTCTGCGCCTCGTCCTCGATAAGCCGAACCTCGATCTCTTCCTCGAGCGGGTTAAAGGAAATCAGCTCGCCTTCCTTAATCGGGAGGACGTTCAGCTTCTTGTACTGGCCGGAGCGAATCGCGAGCTGTATATATCCCTTGTATCCAAGCTGGAACTGGCACACGGTGCGGTTGTTCTTCCTGTCCTTGAAAGGCACAAGGTAATACTGGCCGAGCTGCGGGCTCGGTGAAAGGTTAAGCCCTTCACCGAGAAGCCCCGCGCTCACGATTGTTGAGGCCTCGCAGTCTGCGAGTGCAGGATTCGTACTGACCGCCGATGTGATAGCGGTCACGAACCTTGCGGCCTTCGTGGGATTTCCGAGAGTGTTGTTAATGAGCTTTTTGTAGCCGTCTGAATTGATCACCATGGTGAACTTGGGCTTTGCACCCTGTTTTACAAGATTGTTCTGTACTGGCATGATTTTTTACCTCCTGATTATATAACTTTGAAATTGATGCCCTGCGCCTTCATGAAGCTGCCGAGGGCTCGTATCTGATCCTTAGTGCCTGTTACCTCAAAACGGCCTGTTATGATCTCCGGGGCGCTTGGCGCGCTCTCAGCGCTAACAGAAAGGCCGTTTTCGGCGTTCTGCGAGCTTGCAGGTATGTTTATACTGCCTTCGTTAGAATCGATTATAGGGGCATTACATTCGCTCTCAGCGCGTTCTGCCTGCTTGATCGCTTCGGCACGTTCTCTCTCCCTGCGTTCCCGCTCGGCCTTCTCCTGCTGCTCGAGCTGTACCGCGTATGTGAGCGTCTCGGCCTTGTCGAGTGTTTTCTTGTACCGGTCGGCGATCGCGGTGAGGAGAGGGGATTCGGCATATATAGCGTCTATCTCTGCGATATCTGAGTTAATCGATGCGACGCGCTGCTCGATCTGCTCGATGAGCTTGTCAGTCTTAGCGGTCTTGTTTTCCCACTTTTCCGGGCAAACATGGTTAAACTGTAACCAGTTTGGATGTTCTGTCCGGTAGAAGGCCGTCTGTAACTGTGCGAGCTTTTCCTTCTTCTCGATCTCGTCAAAGGCCTTGATCTGTGCGTCTATCGCCTTCACCGGCTCGTCTATCAGGGCAATTACCTCCTTGCACTGCGCTTCGAGCAGGTTGTACGGCTCGAGAAACTGCTTCTTGATAGATATGCGCTGCTCCTCTATCGCCTTTTTGAGCTTATTCAAGGCGGCCTTGTCGTCCTTGGCGGCCTTGATGCTGTCCTCGGTAACCACGAGCGTCTTGTACTTTTCCAGCCGTGGGATAAGGTCGGCCTTAAGCTGCTCGAGGTTTGCTATCGACTGCGGCAGATTCACCGACGCGGTCTGAAATATTAACTCCATTGACATACTTTCACTTTCCTTTCTTAGATTTCCGGGAGCTTAAGCGCCGGGATCGTGTCCTCCTGCACCGCTTTCCAGAATTTTTCTTCTTCGTGTATCAGCCATTCGATATCGCCCTCGACCTCGCTTCGGTCGATCCTATAATGTCGGATCGTTACCCTTACCTCGCCGTCGACATGGTATCGTATGTATGCTTTGAGGATCGCAAACTGCCAGCCTGTAGCTGCAAGCTGATGCAGAATCTGTGCGTAATAGCTGTCCGGGATTCTGTCGTCCCACTCGTCCCACTGAGATTTGTTCTGTATGGTGGTGGTCTTGATCTCCAATATTCCCCTGCGGCCGTCCGGGGCTGTGATCTCTCCGTCCAGTGTAGCGAAAATGAACGGATAAGTGTCGTTGACATACATCCAGTATTCGTGATAGTCAACCGCCAGCTCCGGATAATCCTGCTTGAACAATTCCCTGAGGTGGGGCTCGGCGAACTTTCCGAACTGAACTGCCGCGTTACCCGAAAGGTCAGCCGGCTTTCTCCGGCCGGTCTTTAGCTCCCACAAGTCCACGTTGCTCTGGTACTTGTTCAGGCCGAGTACGCACCCGGCCTCGCTGCCGCCGATTCCCTGCGCCTGTCGCGCGCTTAGCCATTCTTCGTGGCTTTCAATTCGCCGAATCACCGCTTGTCCTCCTTATGCGGGAACTTGTAATACTCCGTCTGGCAAGGCACGGACTTGGTTACAATTACGCCTTTATCGAAGTTATGCAGTGCTTTCTGCGTCCTGTAATACAGGTTGACGATATGCAAGCGGCCTGATCTTCGCTCGCTTGTCAGCAGGTAGTTTCTGAGCGTTACGATCGTCACCTCTTCCGGGCACATCGAATTGCCCCTGATAAGCACCTCGCAGAATCGTGATAACTTATCTTCCGGATATCCGCACAAATATGCGTTGAGTACGGCCGCGACCACTCCGGCGCTTGTAATTCGGGCTGTTACGGTTGAGCAAACGTGCTGATATACCCAAGTCAGCTCGTCCATATACTTGACCATTTCGTGCAAGGTTTCCACCTTGCTCGGGCTGCGGTTAGCGGATTCACTGTTGTTGTAGCGCGCAAAGTTGAATGCGGAAAATAAGGTGTTGTTCCGGAATGCCGGGTTGTCGGCATATCCCTCGAAAAGCGCCACGTCCGCGAACGTTCTCGTCGTGCCGATATCGTAAGCGTTGGCCTCTTCCTTCGGGATCGTTACGATTAACTGATTACGTAATGTAACGCCCGACCTTACGATCGCCATGAGCCGGTGCTGGCCGTCCTTGATTACCCCGTCGTCGCCGATTACTATGGGGACGCCGTTCGACTTCCAGTTTCCGGTCTTCATATCCTCTGTATACTTGGCGACCGTTTTCTGCTTAACCGTTCGATTGCAGGTGTTCATCGTGAGAAGCTCCGTCGCTCTTTCCGGCGTGATATCTTCCCAGCGTGCATCTCTATCTTTCATTTTTCTTCCTCCTTATTCCGGGATTATTCCGGATACGTAATAGTTATAATCGCTGAGGTCTGCGTTAAGGCCGCGAATAAACCTGTCTGACGCGCCATACTCCATTATCAGGTTGAGCCATCCGTTTATGATGTGCTCTATGCCTTCCCGGCGCTCGCCCAGCAGTCTGCCTCGTATCACCGGGCTGCTTATCTCCCACAGTGCGCTCATAGTCTCACCCACATTCTTGTGTAGTAGAAGTCCAGCTCTGCCTGTGACTTGACCTTTTCGAGGATTTGCTCCGGGGTAAGCTCGATGCGCCAAATCTGCCAGAACTTCGAGGCGATCCTGACCGCCTTAAGATAGTTACTCGAATTCTTCATCATCATTCCTCCTGAGCACCTTCCCGGATATCTGCTCCGGTGTTTCTATCACCCTGATTTCTTCGCCGTCAATCGTGATTGCCGTGCAGTCCGTCAGCCTTTTAATAGCTGATATCAGCCGGGTATCAATTCCAAAGGCGATGCCGTCAAGGTCGGTTAGTGTGATTCTTGGCATATTTGCCTCCTTACATTAGCTTCAACTCGCCGTCAACGAGCGTGATAAAGTCGACCTCGGTATATCGAGCGATGCTGCGGAGGTTGTCGTAAGAGAACCTCGCCCAAGGCTCGTGCATTCTGCTGATCCACGTATTCTTTGAGATGTCCAGCAGGGAGCACAATCTCTTAACGCCGAAGTTGCGCTGTATCAGCTTTAAATTTGCGAGAAGCCGCTGGTGCTGTTCCTGAATTTCCTTCTTTTCCTTTTCCTGTGTTGCCATCGATCAATCACTCCTTTGCCGCCTGCTCCTCGGTATCCGAAGGAACAAGCTCCTCGACCGTCGCTCCAAGGATACGCGCCAGCTTCACGGCTGTGTACACGTTCGGAGCTTTCGAGCCGGTTTCATACTGCGCGAAGGTCGGCTGGGAAACGCCGACCATAGCACTCAGCTCGGCCTGCGTGATTCCCTTTTTCTCACGCAGTGTTCTTACATTGTCACCAAAATTCATTGAATCCCTCCTTTGATGAATTATAGACATAGCCATTGACAAGGCCGATAAAAAAGCGTATAATGGAATTGCGAGAACCAATACGCTATTCACTAACCTTAGGGATTTTTTATGCCCTCCGTATAGCTATGTATATATTATATCACTAAGTTTATCGAATATCAAGAGCGAATCACTAAATTTATCGAAATCTACTTGTTGCACAAAAGAAAGGCGGTGTTTTTATGTATATTTCACAGGAAATTGCTGAGAGGATTAAGACGATTGCCGCGAAGAAAAACGTCAAATTGGGCGAAATGTTCGCAGATATCGGTATTTCTACTAATACCCTGCACAACATGAAAACATCGATGCCGAAAGCCGACACGCTGGCTCTGATCGCCGACTATTTGGAAATTCCCCTCGATACACTTATGGGTAGAACAGAAAAAAATAACGCCCCTGAGAACGATCTCAGGAGCGCTATTATAGACAAGATCAATCAACTGACGGATTCTCAGCTTGACCGGCTGCTTGGATACTTGGAGGCACTGGTGGAGGAATGACGCCGAGCCTTTCTAACAATAGTATAATGCGGGCGATCTTTTCTTCACGGTTCACGGTTATCTCCTCCTCAAAGTATAAGATAGCCGCCAGTGCTGAGACTGTAGTAAAAAAGGGATATAACTGTGGAAAGTGTTGACGGCTTTCTATGTTTCTATTATACTGAAAGTACCCGGACAAATGAAAGTCAAAAAGGGGTTAATTTACGTATCAAATGGAGGTAATTATGGAAATAGACAAGGTTAAAAAGGATACGGTCGCCCGGCTGCGGAAAGTAAGAGCGGATCACGGCCTCACCATTAACGGGATTATGGAAATGCTCGAAGCAAAGGGCACTTATCTGTCCGAGAGCACTATAAAGCGCATTTTCTCTGAGAATGTCGATCCTTCCAGCATTAAATATTCCACTATTGCGCCTGTAGCCGACACTCTGCTCGACCTGTACAATGATGACAGCGGTGTCGACGATATCGACGCTCTTAAGGCTATTATCCGCGAAAAAAACATGACGATAGCTGTGCTGATGAACCGTGACGAAGAAAGAAAGGCCGACTATGACAAGCGCGTGTCTCACTTGCAGAAGCAGATCGAGCGGCTCGATGAACATCTGATGTTCAGAGAGCGGATCATCGAAAAGCTCTTAGATAAGATCATAAAAGAATAAACTGTCCCCTCCAGCTTTGTAGCCGGAGGGGATTTTTGAAAGGAGAATGTACATGGCGACGGCGAAACAGCTCCCCTCCGGATCGTGGCGCGTCCGGGTATACGATAAGGAACTCGGGAAACAGGTCAGTTTTACGTCCAATCTGCCCGGGAAAGCCGGAAAGAACGAAGCCGAGCTTATGGCACGTGAATACCAGCTCGGGATCAGAAAGAAAAAGGAACAGGGAAAAACTGTCGGCGAATGTATCAGCGAGTATATTGCATTGAAAGAGAATGTTCTCAGCCCGACGACAATTGCAGAGTATCGCCGGTGTAGCCGCGGCGAGCTTTCAGAGCTCTGTGATATTCCGGTCAACGCTATCACACAGGCGATCGTGCAGCAGCACATGAACAAGCTCGCCTTGACGATGAAGCCGAAGACCGTCCGGAACGCTCACGGCCTGCTCGCTTCGGTGCTCGCTGTGTTCCTGCCGGAGCTGCGGCTGAATACCACGCTGCCGAAGATCCAAAAAAAGTTCAAGCAGCTCCCACCGGTCGAAGATGTCCTCAGGGCAGTAATCGGAAGTAACGTCGAGCTCCCGTGTCTCCTTGCGATGTGGTGTAGCCTGCGAATGTCCGAAGTCAGAGGATTGAAACGTTCGGATATCAAAGACGGGATAATGACCGTCCACGATACAAAGGTGCGAGTGAATAGAGAGGACGTATTGAAAAACACAACGAAAACTATTGAAAGCACTCGCCGGATCGCCCTCCCACAGCGAATACAAGCCCTCATTTCAGCCCTCCCGCCGGAGCAGGAATACCTTGTACCTCTAACCGGGCAGGCCGTATACAAGCGATTTACGACGGCACTGAAACGGCAGGGGATAGCACACATGAGCTTTCACGATCTCCGGCACATGAACGCATCGATCATGCTCGCGCTCGGTATCCCGGACAAGTATGCTATGGAGCGCGGCGGCTGGAGTACAAGCAGCACGTTGAAATCCGTTTATCAGCATACCTTCACCGCTGAAAGGCAGGCCGCCGACGCCAAGATAGACGAGTATTTCAACGGACTATTAGACACGGTATTAGCCACGGACAAGGATTAAAGGCGATATACCGCCGTGGTGTACAAGTTCAAGTCCTGTCACCCGCACTAATTTAAAAGCTCCGGTATGTAGCGGATTCTTAGAAATCCAGCTATATATCGGGGCTTTTTTACGCCCTGCAAAGCACTTTTTTCTTGGCCGGTGGTACAGAAATCTGTGCCATTAGCCACGCCGATTAGACGCGAATTAGACACGAAATTAGACACGAAAAAGCCCCGCCGATCAGGCAGGGGCTTCTTCATATTCCTTTGATATCGGATTCAAGGAGCTGGACGATTAAGGCGTTCAGGCTCAGCCCTTTGGATTCGGCGTGCGCCTTGTATCGTTCCCTGTCCCCTTTCTGCACCCATACCGTTACCCGGTCGCGGTTTTCCTTCATGTAACGCATCGTGCGTGCCTTTGCTTTTTCATCATAGTATTTCGGCTTCTCCATACTATCACCTCCACGTATATTATAGCACCCCGGCTTCATATAGTCAACTATATATAATGCACAAAATCACCCGTGAATGATTGGCGATTATTTTTCTTGACATATAGTCGACTATATGATATAATGTAATCACAGTAAAGGAAAGCACACCAACGATAAGGAGGAATCAGTATGACGGAGAACATGAGCACCCTGCAGAGGTACTTCCTAAACAAGGCCACCGAGAAGGCGAGGCTCAGGAACATCACCGTAAACGGAAAGCCCGCAACAGTAACCTTTTCCGAGTACGAAGCTCCGGAGGCCGATATCGAAGAGTTCAGAAAGCAGGACGGTACAGACGGCCATTTCTACTATATAACCTTCTATATCTGGCACGGACATACATCATACTGGACGGACAAGCCGGTATCAATCGCCCACCACTACCTTACAACAAAGGCCGAGGGGAACGAAATATACAAGCAGATAAAGGCCACGAACGCATACAGCATCTAAATCAAAGCCGACCGGGAGCGGCTAACCTCCCGGAGAAACGGAGAAGAATATGAGAGCAGCAGAAATCATCGACAGGACAAACAGCCTGTACAGCATTTTTAAGCACACGATAAGGCTGAACGAGCGCAGATTCGAGGACATGGACATCGATACGGTCGCCGACATACTGATAACCACGGCCGGGGTTGACCACAGCACAATCGCAAGGCCGCAGCTAATCGAACACATCCGGCTCTACTGCGACTGGATCAAGGAAAACAACGGCATCGACACAGGCATATACTACTAACCAGAGGCCGAGCCGGGCGGCTAATCCCGGCAGAAAGGAAAAGATCATGAAAGAACAGTATAGAAAGATATGCAGGCGCTTCTATTACAAAGGCCACGAGTTCGTAATCGTAAAGGGGCTGCACGACGGAATCCTCAGAGCTATCGACTGCAAATACCTCGCCGAAGACGGAACGCTAAAGCAGAAACTTAACGGCCTGCAGATGTTCTGCGACGATCGCGCCAACACCCTGCAGCAGATCATCAAGCGCATCAAGGATAATATCGACCTTGCCGAGTACATCGAGGAGCGCGGCATCGACGTAAACGATACAGAGCGCTTCGTACAGGCGGTCAAGGACTTCTATCGAATATAACTAACACCGAGCCGGGGAGCGATCCCCGGCAGAAAGGAGTAACTATGAATAAGAGAACTTTTGTGCCAATATGGAAGGCAGCAGAGGTCGCCGAGGCTATCAATCCCGAGACCGGGAAATACGAATGGGCGATGATCGAAATAGAAAACATGGGCTTCTGCAAGGACGGAGTAACACGGTGGTACTGGTTCACAGCCGCCGACGGAACGGCCTGCTTCACGCTTAAGCACTAAGGAGGATTGACCATGAAAACTATCAAAGACATTTACGAGGCGATGTTCACGCACTTCACGGAGTGTAATCACGATCCATGGTGCATCGATATTGAATGCCCTCGGCTTGAAATATGCGCCATAGTCGCAGCGGCTATGTGTGAGCTTACACAGACAGGCGAATATCACTAAAAGGAGGAACGGCTATGACACGGGAACAGAAAATAAGCTGGGCTGCAAAAGCCCCTGACGACCACCTGAGACGTATGCTGAAAAGCCTGATTAAGACTAACTTCTTCGGGCAGAACGCCGAAGGCATCGATATCGTAAAGGCCGAGATTGAAAGGAGAAATAACAATGAAAGAAATTCTTGAAAGGCTCGAGGCGGCTATCGCCCGAGGTAACGCAGCAGACGAAGCATGGGAGAAAGAGCCGGATAATCCGGCGCTCGCGGAAGAATTCGACGCCGCATACCGCGGGGAGTTTGAAGTTAGACGGGAGCTCGCGGCAGCGATCACCGAGGCTTCACCCACGATCGATTACGACACCGCATTCAAAATGACGTACAATCCGAAGCTCGCAGAGCTGATAAAAGGCATGGCGTAAAGGAGGCACGGCTATGACAGTAACGATGAAGTATGCCACATACAAGGCCGGATACACAGAGTATCCGGCAGGCGATTACAACGAAAAAGACAAGACGATCACCGTCGCCCTGCCTGAGTACAAAAGGCCGAAGTTTCCGAGGGAGTTCGGAGCAGGCGCTTACAAGGTATACAAGCACGTCGCAATCCAGTGTTATAACGCCGGATACGCCGAGAATTACCGCATAGAACAGCTCCTGCCGCCTTACAGGCATACACATATACCCTGCGGACTAAGGGCACGAGAAGCGGCAATTAAGGCCGTATACGCGCTCGCAATAGAGGAGGCAGAATGATACACTATCACATAAAGATGAACGGCCGATACTTGCAGGGCATCGAGCCTAACAAGCATTACAGCCGCACGGGGACAGCCCCGACAATGGGGAACAGGCACACCCCGGCCGAATACAAGAGTATATGGAGCGCAGAACCTAAGGCCTTTGAGCCACTTACTGCCGCCAGCTACATCAAGGTCGTTTTCGAGGAGTTTCGCTGGAAGGATCGAAAACCACAGGACATCAGGCTGATACCAGTCGAGAAATAAGGAGGCACATCATGAAAGTACACGAATTCTTCAACATCACCAAAGGGAGCAGGCAGCTCACCTTCGACGAAAACGAGAAGCCACTTTGTGGCCGGGATTTCTGGGCGAAGTACCGGAACAAGCCGGAATGGAGCGCTGAGATAGATCACGTTAGATTGAAGGCGCAGCCGGCCGCGCAGGACGGATTATGGTTCGACGCGGTAATATGTATAATCAAGCTGAAATAAAGACAATCCCCCTCCGGGCTACACACCCGGAAGGGGATTTTTTATAGCTCTCTGAGCTTACGGATCACCCCAGCATAAAGCCGGGGCTGTATCACTTCTAAGGTAGACATCAACTCGTCCAGCAGCGCCCACACAGAGGCCTCGTTTTTGCCCTCTACGGCCGCTCTAAACTCCGTGTTGGATGAATACCCCTGTGGAACACCGCAGGGCAAATTCGGGCTATTTTCGAGGGGTTCAAGCTCCCTCAGAATCGTATAATAGGCCGCGAGTTTCATGCAGGTGTTGGCGTTCGGGTTGCGTTCGCCCTGACACTCCGCAATTGCCGCCCGGAGGTCGTCAGCCCGGATCACTTCATTTCAGCGAGGAACTTTTCAAACTTCCTCTTGGTGTGTTCGTCAGGGGCTTTCTCCATAAGCTCATAAGCCTCAGCTATGAAGCTCTCTCTTGCATCATCGCGGCTATATCTTCCCATGCCGTCACGTTTGCGGTAAGTGTAGCCAGCTCCGGAGTAACCGTTCATTGCAAGGATCGTTTCGAGGCTCTTTATAGAGTGTGTGAGTTTGTCCACGATATCAAGCGAACCGGGAGACAGCTCACCCCTTTTCGTGATTTTGTCAAGCTCCTCACAGAGCATATCTTTCAGTTCTTCGTACTTAGCCATTTCACGCCCTCCTTACGCTGTCGCGGGAGTTGTTGTACCTGTTGTCGGGAAGGGGAAAGGCACTGTGTAGGCAGGGATCGGATACGGAGCGATTCTGTTGACAAGGTACTGTGTCTGAGCTGCCTGTGATGCTTCGATAGCCGCAGTCTGAGCGGTCTGTGAAGCCTGCTCCCGTGCATACATCAGTTCATTACGGAGGTTCTGATTTTCTCTGCGCTCAGCATCGAGACGATCAGCGCAAAGGTCGTCCTTGATAGACTGGATGCCTGCTGTAATAGCCGTTATGATGCTCTGTGTGTTCTCGGCCGCCGCATAGCGATCCTGACAGTTCTCCGTTGCAACGGTATACTTAAGGTCTGCTGTAGCCGCCCTGTTGTCGCAGCAACACTGTGCAAGCTGAGCCTGTAATCCGGTCAGGCCTGCTGTGTTCGCCGTCTGAGCTGCGAAGGAACGCTCGAGGTCGGCGATCTGATTTGAATAAAGCTGCTGTGCAAGCGCGGTCTGCGCGCCATTAATGGAGGCGTTCACGCCTGCGAAGCCTCCGCAAAGCGCGGTCTGAACATCGCCGAATCCGGCAGTTATGCCGTTCTGGATGCCCTGCACGTTGCTGTTGAGCATCTGATCGCGGAAACCGCTTGAAATATTCTGACTGTTGTTGAGCCACGGATAGAGGCCGATGCCGTCAGCCATGCCAGCGCCCATCATAGCGCCGCCCATGCCGAAGCCACCAAAGCCGCCCCAGCCACCGCCGAGAACGAGGAGCAGGAGAATCCACGCCCAATCGCCGCCGAAGCCGAAGCCGCCGCCGTTGCCATAGTTACCCATAGGAGCAACAGGCATAACCATGTTTTCATCTGTGAGTGCCATAAAGGCCTCCTTTCTCCGGGAAATTATCCCGGTAAGCGATCGTGTCCTTATGCACGACCGGAAATTTATGTCACCGACATTTCTGTCGGGAACATCCTTGACAAATTGCCTGATATGTGATATACTAATATTGCTACAATATGGTGTGAGATAGCAGGCGGCTTTATTCTGCAAAATAATGCCACAGGGAACAGAGGAGTACCAGTCCTCTGTTCTTTTTTTATCGCCTAAACATCTTCTGCATTATCTGCTGAGCCATACCGAGCCGCCCTTGCGGAACTCTGCCGGACTGCATCACATACTGTATCAGAGCGTTAGGATTATCACCCATGCCGTCCGGGATCGCAAGTCCCTGCTGTCGCATCAGGCTGAGAGCCTGCTCCTTCGGGCTCTGCGGCTGATTTCCTGAGTTAAGCGGATTCATCTGCGGTCAGCTCCTTTACTATGCTTTTTATTGCCTCAAATTCGCTAAGAAATGCCTCGAATTCAGCCCTTTCCACGTATTCGGGTATATCTACCCCTCCCGGAGCAGGGGCTTGATTTTGAGGCGCTTCTTGGCCTATTTCGGATACTTTGAATTTTTTAAAAATCGACGGTTCGAGCTGCGACGATCCTGCCGATTTAGTATATATATATGGCGCGTTGTCGTCGATAAACATGACTGAGCAGCCGGGAGCGACACTCCACTCCCTTGCCTGCTGCTCCGTCTGGACGTGGATCAAACTGCTCTGTTGCTGCGGCTGCTGGTATGGCTGATAGTATGGCTGATAAGACGGATAAAACGGCACAAATTTCACTCCTTGCTGAAATAGTACGTTGCGACTTCGCCTCGGCTGTCCCAATTGTCCCGCACTGTTCCTGAATCGACACAGACAGCATGAGAGCCTGTGGCTACTACATACACGCCTTCGGGATGATCTTCTGCGAAGTCAGCCAC